TACCACTTGGCCTCACCATCGGGGTCGTCCGCTGCGTTGGGCGCTGCGGGAAACCCTTGGTTGTATTTCCTAAACGTCTGCATCAGGGGCAGCAGCAGCATGGACATAGTGGCGTCCATGCTCATCACATCAAGGCGGTCAACTTGCACCTCGGCCTTGCCGTCTTCAATTAAAGCGATCATCGTGCGCCCCTTCCTGTGCGTTGGGCTACCTGACTGCGGCGTTGGTACTCGTGCCAGTAGTCGGTGATGGTCTCGGCCTCGGCCTGCTTGCGCAGGCGTTGGTGCTTTTCGTAGTTGGCTTGGGCGGCCATCTCGTTGCGCAATAGGCGCAGCTTGGCGAGTTCTGTCTCGCGGATGTGGGTGTGTTTGAGCATGGTTTCTCCTAAGGTGAGATTGCGTTACTCAAACAGGGGCTTGCCGCCCCCGTGAAACGCCTTAGTCCGCCACAACTTTGGCTTCACTCTTGAGGTGTTTAGCTCGCTGTATCCGGCGTAGCCGGACTCGATGGCGTCATCGAACGCCACGAAAGCTTCGGCGTCCGTAGCAGCCGTGAAAGCAAAGACTTTGCAGTCCTCGCCTAGATCGGACGCGGGGCGTCCGTAGCGGCTATTCACCGCATTGGGGTTTAGGCGATCCGTAATGATGTAGTTTTTCATGGTTTTCTCTTAGTTTTTCGATAATGTAGCCTGAGAATGGCAGGCTACGAACCAAATGTGTGTCTCTGTGACACACAAATTCTTGTAAGTGCTTGATTTATAAAGCGAAAATAAAACTGGCAGACATCAAACACATTTACCAGCGTTCTGCCAAGGTGCAAAGCCACGCCAGCATTGGGCTGGCGCACATATGCGGCAAGTATCCTGTCGAAAACAGCTAACACCTAGGAGGACGTGTACACATCTGCGCATATAAAGTTGCCAAGTTATATGTAGGAATGTGTACACACTCTCCTTTTGAAATTGTTTTAGATATAGATAGATGGATGGTATTTCGCCAAACCCACGCAGGACGTGGGCTGCGCGCTGGCAAGGCGCTGGCAAATGCGTTTGAAGGCTGCCAAAGTTAATTTTTTGACCATTTGGTAAGAATCTGTACTGGTCAGTCACATTTTGCACCGCAGCCTCGTCCTCCAGCCTCGCTAGTCGCCCAATAGAACAGGTCGTATGCGTCTCGGTATTCGAGGACGCGCTTCTCGGGAAGCTCGTAATAGTCCGCGCCCTCTATGAGGCGCAGCCGCGCAGCATCACGCTTGGTCTTGGCGATGATGGAGTAGCACTCGGCTTGGTCGGTGCTGGCGCAATACCAGTAGGTTAGTTTTCGCATTTTGATTCTCCTAGTTAGACATGAAACGAAACAGCGGCCAGACCCGATGTCTGTGCCGCTGGAAAAACGTGTCACCGAGACACACTTACTTGAGGGCTGCCCGAACTGCGGCGATGGTTGCACCGAGTGCCTTGGTATCCACGCCCTTGAGCAGCAAAGCTACCTGCTTGACCAGTGCCTTGTTGACCGCGATCTTGCTGCTGGACTTCGCGGCCTTGGCCCTACGGGTTGTGCCAAGCAATTGGTTGTTGACGTCACGCAGAGCATTACGTGCGCTGGCTGCACCCTTGCCCTCGAACACCAGTCGCCCGCTACCCTGCGCCTTGAGTGTCACGTCGGGTGTGCGAGTGACAACCCACTCCATGATGTCAGGCCGAGCAGACTCGACTGTGGAATAGCCCGCAGCTATGACGCTCTCGATGAGCAGCACCCTCGCAGATGCGAACTTGTTAAGTGCTTTGAACAGGGCGGATTTGTTGGTTGCTTTCATTTGGATTCTCCTAGAAGCGTGTCACAGTGACACAGTTAATCGTGCCGTGGAGGAACTCCCCACCGCATCGACAACTGAATTTTACTTGAAGGGGGTAATTCGGCCTTGTTTTGTGGTATAAGGCGACCCCCACCATATCCCCATCCCCCCTTTTTGACGTGGCCAAGCTATGCCGCCTAAAACACTGTTTTGCATCCGCAAATCAATTTTCCAAAATCCCAAACCCACTTGTAGCCTATAAGCTACAAAACACCCCCCACCCTGAAAATCCCACGCCAGACGTAAAAATTTCTATAAAAAATAAAGAATACACGGCCTATTAAAAAAGAATAGGTTGCCTATTACTTGTCAAACGCTAGACACACCCAATGAAAAAAACCCCCGGGTATGACGCCGGGGGTTAGAACTAGGACTGCATCCTAGAAAGGAGAAGCAAATGCGCAACTGCTTGCACAATCACCGAAACCGAGTATATACTCCGCCCAACGAGGCTGCAAGGGCTTACGCATGTTCGACCATCTTATTGAGTTTGAGCCGGAGGTTTTTTACAACACTCCGAGCACTGTACTGGATACCGACGAGGTAGCGCCAGCCGCTGCGCTTGACGCAAAAATCAAAACCAAGGACTGGCTGGCCGAGCTAGGCGCGGTTGACTCCGACGCCATAGCCACAGATCTGGACACCCAAGCAGCCCGTACCACGTTCGCCAACCTAGTCACCTCCTCCCCCGACGCAGCCTCCCACGCGGCCATTGCCCAAATCAAAACGCCAGAAGCCGTACGCCATATCGTGGGCATGCTGACTGCGTACGACTGGGAATTTGTACAGCAGGCCAAGGAGCTTCGCGGCTACGCCGTGGCCAAGCTGGTCGAGGAAACAACCAACCCCAGCGCCAGCATCCGCCTCAAAGCGCTCGGCCTGCTGGGCAAAGTAACCGAGGTTGGGCTGTTCACCGACAAGATCGAGATTAAGAAGGACGAGTTGACGGACACCGAGCTAGACCAGCGGATCAAGGACAAGCTCTCCAAGTTCATGGGCGTGGTGGACATATTAGAAGTCACAGACGCAGATCCCATCGAATCCCCCGCCCCAACACCCGAGCCAGATGAAGCCTGAACAGTTCTCCATGCTCAGTAAGGCTGAGTTGGCCGCGCTCCTTAAGGCGCTGCCTACCATGTCGGTCAGGGACAAGATGGAGTTGTTCGACGACTTGGAGATCCGGGAGCGCCGTGCTTCTTTAATAGCGGCCCAAGGCAACATGCTGGGGTTTGCCACGGCGGTCTACCCGGGGTTCAAGATTGGCCCCCACCACAGGAAGCTGGCCCGCATATTCACAGACGTGATTGAGGGGCGCAAAAAGCGGGTCATTATTAATATAGCGCCGCGTATGGGCAAGTCCGAGTTCTCGTCCTACCTGTTCCCGGCGTACTTCCTTGGCAAGTTCCCAATGAAGAAGATCATCATGGGAACGCATACGGCAAGTCTGTCCGAGGACTTTGGGCGCAGGATACGTAACCTGTTAGACACGGAGGACTACCATGAGATTTTCCCTGACACAAACGTGGCAACTGACCAAAAGGCTGCTGGCAAGTGGTCTACAGGTGCTGGTGGCCAGTACTATGCTGCTGGCGTGGGCGGCGCTCTTGCTGGTCGCGGTGCTGACCTATTTGTTATTGACGATCCCCATTCAGAGCAGGACGTAAAGGCCAACAGCCGTCTAGCGTTTGACACGGCGTGGTCGTGGTTCCAAACTGGCCCCTTGCAGCGCCTGATGCCGGGCGGAGCGATCATCATCGTGATGACGCGCTGGGGCAAGCTTGACCTGACCGGGCGGCTGATCGACTACCAGACCAAGAACCCCGAGGCCATCCCGTGGGAGATCGTAGAACTTCCGGCCATCTTGCATGAGGACACCGAGGACGAGAAATCCCTCTGGCCAGAGCAGTGGCCACTGGCCCAGCTTAAGGCAACCAAGGCCTCCATCGACCCGCAGTACTGGAACGCCCAGTACATGCAGCAGCCCACTTCCAACTCAGCGGCCATCATCTCCCGAAAGCTCTGGCGCATCTGGGAGCCCGAGGAGCCGCCCAAGTGTGACTACATTATCCAGTCGTGGGACACGGCGCACGAGAAAACGAACCGGGCGGACTATTCCGCCTGCACCACTTGGGGCGTGTTCTACAACGAGGAAGAGCGTGACGAGGCGCAGATCATCCTCCTTGACGCATTTAAAGACCGGATGGAGTTCCCAGAACTCAAGGCCGCAGCGCTCAAGCACTATAAAGAGTGGGAGCCTGATGCGTTCATCGTGGAGAAAAAAGCCGCTGGTGCGCCCCTGATCCAAGAACTTCGGGCGATGGGCATCCCCGTGCAAGAGACCAGCCCCAGCCGTGGCAACGACAAGATCGTCAGGGTTAACGCTATATCCGATCTGTTTGCTTCAGGTAAAGTCTGGGCACCGGACACCCGCTGGGCGCGGGAGGTGATCGAGGAGGTTGCCTCATTCCCCAACGGTGATAATGATGACTTCGTGGATACCACCAGCCAAGCCTTGCTACGATTTCGGCAAGGTGGATTTATCTCGTTGGACAGTGACGAAAAAGACGAACCCAAATACTTTCGCCGCAGGTCGGCTGCATATTACTAAGGACAGAACATGGCTACCAATGTTGACAAAGCGCTGTACCAGCAACCCGCAGGGATTGACGCCCTAGGCGCAGAAGAGTCCCCCTTGGAGATCGAGATCATTGACCCCGAGGAGGTCAACATTGGCATGGACGGCATGCAGATCAGCCTCAAGCCCGGGGAAGAAGACGACGGCGAAGACTTTGGGGCCAACCTTGCCGAGGAGATGGACGAGGGTGCCTTGAACTCAATGGCCGGGGATTTGTCCTCTGATATTGACAATGACAAGGCCTCGCGCAA